GGTCACCTAACACATCACCTCTATTTGTGAATAATGTTGTTTCAATTTGACCTATCAACTGAGCAACTTCACTCTCAGAATGTATCTTATATGGGTCATAATTTGGGTCACCCGGTGCTTTAACGTAAAAATCCATAGTAATATTATATATCTAACTTATGAATGCATCATCCAATCAGTACCTTCGTCTGATTTAATTTCTTCAATAACTTTATCTAATTCATCAGTACCCATACCTTGAATAATGTCAGCATTAATCGTAACGTCACCTGGTAGGTTATAACCAAATATTGCTAATTTTTGTCCTAGTGAAATCATTACCTTCGCCGCAACATATCTAAAGAATATCTCATCATTAAATAAAGCACAGTCTGGAATAGTTTCATATATTTCTAAGAACACATCTTTTCTAGGTGTTTGTCCAGTAAATTTAATTTCATGTGTTAATTGAGAGTAGTGAAATGAAATAGGATTATCTAAAATTTGTTTAGTTAATTCTAAAGCACTTTGATTAACAACGTAATACTGTAGGTTTTCCATACCCTTAGCAACTTGTGAGCCGCCCGTGGACATTTGACCGTACAACATTCTTTCCATATCAAAATCACCCTCTTGAAAAGTAATTGAAGTACCAAATCCACCAGCACCAGCTTCAAATACACCGTATACTGAGAATACTTCACCGCCGTCAGTTGACACTACGGCACCACCTGGTAAAGTAATTTTACCATCGGGTAAAGTTAAAGCTCTCCTTTTTTTAAATTGTTCAGTACTAAATACTTCATTTGGAATGTATAAAAAGTTTTCAACTACAGAGTATTCATAGTTTTTATAAAACCATTTTTTTGCTCTTTTAATAATATTGATAACCTCCGACTGTGGTAGATTCATTGGAATCATACAAGCACCCGTAACATGTGATCCGATTTCGTTTATAAAGTCGTTCCAACAATTTATGTCATATTCCGGTGGTGTTGTTAGATCATCAAGATTACCTGTAAAAATATCACTCATTTTATTATTTTATTTTTGTTGACTGTACAATTTCAGTACCATCAAATTTAGCAGTGCTTTCAGAATAATTACCTTCTCTAAAAATACCACCTATCATTTTACCCTTAAATACACCATCTCTACCAAACACATATGAATCTTTTGCTTCACAGCTTTGGTGTACGTATGATGATTTAATTTTTGAATCAGTTAATTTAGTACCTTGATATAAGTTACAACCTTCAAGGTCAGACCCTTTAATTTTGCAGTTATAAAGATCACTGTACCTAACTTCGCCCGCAATTTCACAGTTAACCATTTCGTAATGTTCTAAATCATGTGCACCTTTAAATACACCATCTTTAATTTGAACCTTAGACCTATCAGTATCGTAGTTGATATGACCCTTAACTAAACCACCTTCGGAAATGAGTTTAATAACTCTATCTTTTATTTGATCCCAATACATGTCAATAGTCTCACCTCGATTGCCACCATCCTCGCTTAGGTCAAATGTAAAGGTTATGTCTTGAAACTTTTTAAAGTTCCTGTGGTCGCGATACAGGCTTATTACAGGACCCATCTCACGCATAATTCTTCTTAACTCTAATCTATTCAGCTCATTAAGCCCAGGTTCACTACAAATTTTATGTAATTGTGTAATCCAACCATCCATTAAATGCAAAATATCATTAGTACGCTTTTGGTAATCTTTACCGCCAAGGTATCTAAATTCTAAATAACCCATCTCCTGCTTTAAGAAGTTAACACCATAGTATTTGGTATTGGGATAATTAAATTGAGATTTATTAACAGACCTTTCATCAAAATGAAATAAGCCATTCTTTGGTAAGATGTACTTAATTGATTTAGCATAAACTAAATCCTCTCTTTGTGGGAAATATTTATATACTTGGTCTTCCTTAAACTCTAATACAAACTTAAGTGTATTCATATGAGTAATAAAGTATTTACCGTAAGTTCCATTTTGGAATGAGATATTTAAGTGCAATCCACAACGGTCATTTGTTGAACCATTTTCGTCAATCCACTTAAGCATTTTAATAGCAATAAGCCTAGCATCCGTATACGGTAGGGGTCCAGTAACTAATTCAATTAGACCAGCACCACCTGACATATCAGGTTCCATTTTAAAGACCTTATCAGAAGGCTGAAAATCGGAATGGGCTTTTGTTTCTACTTGAATCTTACGACCCAATAGTTGCCCAACCGATTTAGCAGTCTCTTCTACAGATGTATTTGAATAGAATTCAAACTCAAACCCAATTTGTGAGTTTAATAATACATCTTTATTTTGTTGATTTAACATCGGAGGATCATATCTTGTTTCAATATATATCCACCATATATTTTAGGTTGGTTGGAACCTAAGCTCCAACCACCTTTAAAAATACTTTCTTAGTGTCGTTATCGATTTTTGTAATCTCAACAGCAACCTCATCACCTTTTGAAAAACGTTCAGTTAATGAAATACCTTTTTCAAATCCAGACACATGTGCCATACCAGTTACACTACCATGTAGTCCAACAAACACACCATAATCTTTTACAGAACGGATTTTACCTTCAACCACACTAGGAATTTGCAAGTCTTTAGTAAACTCTTCCCATGATAAATCTTCTTTAACTTCTTGTTTTTCAACTTGAGTTAAGATAATCTTTTTATTAGAAACAACCTCTTTAACTTTAAAGTCAATTGCATCGCCTGGGTTAATATCTCCACCTTTATGCTTAGCAGCCCATTCTGGACTTAGATCATTAACGTGAATCATACCCGTTAGACAACCTTCAAATTCACAGAACACACCAAACTTAGCAGTACCAGTTACAAACCCATTATGTACCGCATCAAAGTCTTCTTCTATTTTTGCAATACTCGTTGGAATCATAGCTTGTAAATAAGCTCTGTGAGACACTACAATAGTTCCACGATTTGCAGAGAATGAATCTGGTACAACATACATATCATTACCAATAATTGATTCAAAATCAGCTAGTTTATTAATACCAGCAAGTGAACCCGGCATGAAACATTCAATACCTTGAACCTTAACGATATAACCACCACCTGGAATCATAGATTTAACAGTACCCATAAATGCAGTACTACCATCTTCAGTAGCCTGTCTAAGCTCATTAAAGATTGCTTGTCTAGCGCCTTCAGTTATAGAAGCTGTTGCATATTCACGAGCTGCTGTTTTATCACTAAGTACCTTTACAGTGACTGAATCACCAGGTCTGTAATCTTTAATGATATCAGCATCTTCTTTATTAAGGTCAATGTAAAGCATCTCACGGTAGTTAACATTAACAGTCGCCCATTTAGTAGACATTGAATGTAATGTACCCTCAAGATAAGAGTCTACTACCAGTGATGTAATCATATCAATTTCAAATGAAGTTGATTCGATCATGTTGTAATAATTTTGTGCTTCAACATCTTGTGAATAAACAATATGTTTGTGACTTGCAGTTTTAACCTTGTAATTAGGTCTTAACTTGTGGCTGAATGCATGCTCGTAACCGTCCCAATCGAATTCGCCGTTTGGTAGAACATAGTCGTCATGCATAAAACCACCACGTGTATCTTCGTTAACCGTTACTTCTTCTTGTACATTTTCTACAGATTGTACGTCTTCTGTTTGAGCGATGGTTACCTTTTTAGCACCAATTCGTTCTCTTTTTTTGTTTTCCATTTTTATTTAGTTAGAAAGTGAATAATATACATTATATAACCCATTTTTTTGGGCCTCTTTTTAACTAAATTTATTTAGGATTATCACCTTCCTCAGGTGTTTTAACACCACTCCCATCATTAGCAGTACCAACGCCACCCTTGTTATTACTACTAGGAGCACGGCCTTTACCAGTATTACCTGGTTCACCGCCCCCGGTATTTTCACTATCCTTACTACCCGACACTAAAATTACTGTACCATTTTCATCTTCTTCAAATTCACGGGCTGTTTTAGCCCATTCTTTATAACCATTCATATAATTATTAAAATCAATAATTAATTCACGCCATGCACGATCACTATCTTGACCATTAATAACTTCAATATCATTTGATTTATTAATTAATCGTAATATCTGCACCGCATTTAATGGGAAATCTGTAAATGCAATATCATATCGTTTAGTTGCAATTTCCATTACAGCACTACCAGGCTTTTCAGTACCACCAGCCGGCCATGGTATTGTAAATATTTTTTGGTCCGCGTAGTATTTTGCACTAAATATAGCTTGTTGTTTCTTTTTAAGTTTAGCTTCAGATTTTGCAATAGCCTTGTTGTTACTTTCAACAACATCTGAAGAACTTTTGACTGTGTTTACTAATGACTTCACCGCAGTAATTTGTTGACCAAGCGGCGTTGACATGTCTATGGTTTTAGTCCAATCAAGTTTATTTTTAAGTTCTGCTGGGTTTAACCCGGTACCTATTTCTTTTATTTTTGATCCAGTAGCTACAGCCGCTGCCTTCTTAGCATCAATACTTTTTTTGAAATCCACAATACTACCAGTCATAGTTTCTACTAAATCTAAAATACCAATTTGCTTAAATACATCAATAAGCTTAATACCTAATAATGCTATAACATCTAATTGTCTTTTAATTTCAGTAATAGCTATAAATAATTTTAATATTATACTTAATGGGTTAGGTGCACCGATTCCAATTGTAGTGGGCATTACCGCTTCAGTTACTTTTTTAACAACATCAGTTGCAACTTCTTTAATTTTTTTTAATAATTTTTTAAAAGCTTCAATTAATGTTTTATGTAGACCTTCTAAAAATTGACGACCTTCATTCATATAGTAATCAATAGTCTTTTTCTTTTCAGCAGCAATTAACTCTTTAATTTCAGACTCTTTTTCTGACCATGCGTCACCATACTTCTCTTTATACTTATCAGTTAATTCAACCATTATTGATTTAAAACCAACAACTTCATTAGTATAAATCTCAACAATAGTTTCATAATCTGGTATTGCAGGTATTAATATCCCTAAATTAACAAATGACTCAAGGCTTACCTTGATACCATCTAACTCTTTTTCTATTCCAAACTTTTCCATAATAAATTATTAAGACTCTTGTTTAATTGAATCAATTGTTTGTTGCATAAGCGCCAGGTCAATTACATTTAATGGATTTACAGGTCCTGCATTGACGTGTGTATGTTCTTTAATAACATTAAGCATATCACTTAACAAGTCTGTAAGTGTTTGCCCCTTTACCGCAGGTTCTGATTCGTCTCCAAATGAACTAGCAATAAAAATATCATTAGCATATAAATAAATTTTGCCATCATTACTAACCCTAATTGCAGGGTCAGCTTCAACACCATCACCCGTTGATATAATTAAACCATCTTCTTGTGTATGGTAAATCTTAACACCCTTAGTAGTATCATAAACTAATGAAGTCGTTAGCTCTGGTGTACCCGTAACGTCTAATACGTCAGCTTTAAAAGTACTATCAATTCTTGGTGAGTTTTTATAAACAGGAGTATACACGTCGCCATTATCAAAATAGATTGCTACAACGTCACCAACATTTGGTACTGACATTGAACCAGTGATTTGATTATTAGCAGGAGTAGCCCAAGGTATATCTTCAGTTTCAAGTAAATCAAATTTGCCATAAACTTTAATTCTACATCTACCTTTACCATTCGGGTCTTGTACATCTACAACTTCACCTAACCAATGGGAATCCCTTAAATTATCTTTAAAAAGTTCCTTACGTTCCATTATTTATTAATGTTGCCTAAATTATTTTTATTTTTAAATAAACTAATTTGTTGAATATCTGGAAATATAGAATTGATCGAGCCCTGTTTCAAAGCGGCACCTAAAGTTGAACCTGGTTCAATACCAAATATATTTGCTTTAGCACTTTTAATTAAACTTTGTACTTCATTTTCCGCAGCACTTAAACCGTCCTTAAATAAATTATTAGGTATTCTGCTAATACCACCTGCAATATCATCTACTTCACCAACGGCCCTTTGAAAAGCTTGATCAAATATTGAACCATATACATTATTTGGCCTTGTCAGTTCATTAATAGGATTAAAATTTGTAATACCATCACTTACAGTTTGTAGCGCATCATCAAGTGCACTTAAACCCCTTTCGCTAAATGTTGGCTTTTTATCTTCAGTACCAACACCTGGACTGCCATCTAATGTTATGTCAGATATACCATTTAAATAAGTAGCATTAAACTTTTTAATAGATTCGTATTTTATTCTAATTTTAGGTTGTGGGCTTGATGGCTCTGCTGAACTTAATGATGAGAAAGTTTCTTTACCAGACGTAATATCAAATTTACAAGATTTATATTTAAACATAAACATTGGTTT